GGGCTGTATCTCAAGGCAGCTTCACAGACTATACCCAAAAAGAATATGCTGGCTTTTTGGGACACTTTCGGGGAGATATTCGGAATGCCCATGCGTATAGCACGCACCACTTCGCGCGACCAGAAAGAGATTGACCGTCTCGACAAGATGCTGCGTGAAGCCGGAACCGCCCTCTCCATGGTGGCAGGAATGGAAACCGAAATCGAATTTGTGGAAAGCGGCAAGGGGGATGCGTTCAATGTCTATGACAAGCGAATCGACCGGGCCAACTCCGAACTGTCAAAGCTCATCATCGGGCAGACGATGACCATCGAGGACGGAAGCAGCCTCTCACAGTCCGAAACGCACCTTGAAGTGTTCCAGAACCTCGTGGAAAGCGACTGCGACATGCTGCGGGATATAGTGAACAACCAGCTCATTCCGCGCATGGTGCGCCACGGGTTTCCTGTTAAAGGGCTGCGCTTCGATTGGGACTACTCCATTGACTACACGCCCGAACAGCAGAAAGCTTACGAGGAAATGGTACTGCAGCACTACAAGGTAAAGCCTCAGTACTTTGAGGAAAAATACGGCATCCCGTGCGAGGAGAAGGAACCGAAGGAAGAGCCGGACCCGACAGAACTGAAAAAAAAGAAAGACGGCAAACCGGCTGAAACGCTGTCCCGTTTTTTCGACTGAGCCCCGATGATTATTCGGGGCTGCACCAGCGGTATGCCCACCTGTTGGGTAAACAGGAACTATGCCTCTCCATGGAGGACGAGGCAAGACTCATGCGCGACAAGCTCACGGAACGCTTTGACCGCATGATGAAGGTATTGTTCCGGCAGGAAGGGGCAAACCTTGAAATAGGTATCCTGGCATCCGAAGAAGCGCAGGATTTTATAGAAGCTCATTCTTCTGTCCTGAACGGTTCATTCCGGCAGGTGGAAATATCCGAGGCCATGCGCAAGCGGCTGGAGCGTTCCAACTATGTATTCTCCGGCCTGAAGACCTTCCATGAACTGAATGAGGCCTTTCCCTCCCTGTTGGATGAAAACGGCAATAGAAAGACGTTCGAACGCTTTTTGAATGATGTCCGGAAGATCGACGAAACATACAATTCAAACTATCTACGGGCTGAATTCAACTTTGTACAGGCTTCGGCTGAAATGGCAGCCAAATGGGAACGGTTCATGCAGGACGGCGACCGCTATTATCTACAGTACCGCACGGCCGGGGATGCAAAGGTACGTCCCACCCATGCAGAAATGGCCGGCATCACACTCCCGGCTTCAGACCCGTTCTGGGCAGAATTCTATCCTCCTAACGGATGGGGCTGCCGCTGTTCCGTGGTCCAGGTACGCAAATCCAAGTATCCGCCTACAGACCACGAAGAGGCCATGGCAAGGGGGGAATCAGCTTTGGAAGTTGACAAAAAGGGAATGTTCCGGTTCAATGCAGGCATGGAACAAAAGACGATGCCCGACTATAATCCATACACCATCAAGCGCTGTAAGGATTGCGATATGAACAACGGAAATATGAAACTGGTCTTCGTTCCGGAAAATGAATTGTGCGCCGCATGCAAACTGGTAAGAACATTGGCCAATGCAGATGCCAAACAGATAAAGAAGCAAGCCAAGCCATTGCAGGGAACAGTTATCACGAATAATGAATTCCCATTCCCGGTAAACATATCAAAACGCACGCTTCAAGAATGGACCAACCAGCCATACAAGTTCTACCATGAAAAGAACCTCATGCTTCTGGATATAAAGAATGTATTTGCCAAAGCCAAATACCTGGGAACAGCAGATAACCACAAAGGTATTCCACACCTCATACAATCGCACATTTTCGAGATAGAAGTAAGAGGTGAAAAAGCACTGATAATAGTTCGGGAATACGACTGGCACGAATACACGCTGCACAGTCTTTCAGAAGGAGGTGAATTATACAAACATATAAAAAAGAAAGAATAGCGAAAGACGCAAGCTCCGGGAACTACAATCCCGTTCTGAACATCTAACGCTATTCCTCACTGCAAATATACAAAACAATTTTTAAAAACAACCCGTTATGAACAAAATTATCGAATTTCTCAAACAAAGCAACCGCTACAAACACCTTATTGGCGGTTTGTTGGTAGGCATTTTGGCCTTCACCCCGTGGACAGCGCTCTATGCTGCAGCTGTCGCAGCCTCCTGTCTGGAACTGAAAGACAAACTGAAAGGCAGACTTTGGGACTGGATAGACTGGTCTCTTACCGTCATAGGCGGCATATTGTCGGCCCTATTTTGGTGGATAGTGTAATGCTTTAGCTCATTTTGCCTGTTAAATCAGTAACTTTGTACCCGGTGGAGCTTCCCGATAGTCCGTTTGGTCTATCGCGGGTACAACAATGCGAACGCGAATGGCGGTGTGTCGAATGCGAATGCGAATAACGATGCTTCGAATACGAATGCGAATATCGGCTCGCGTCTGGAAATCTAATTAATCGGCGTACAGCACCGGGGACGTGTCCCCGAAGCGGTGCCGAGGGAAGCAAGCCACAGCAACAGCACCCATTAGGGTGGAAAGCTGAAAAATCACGCGTCGGGTGGAGTTTGGTAGGCTCAAGTCAGCTCGAAGAAGTCAGACCCGGGGAAAGGAAGGCCCTTATCTTCCATGTTTATTAACCAATAGCTGAATTTGTATGCGCAGGGAAGGATATATTATCGAGGAAATCATCGAATACTCCAATATGTCGGAGGCATTCGATTCGGTACTTCGCGGAACCGGTCGTAAGAGGTCAAGGCAGGGACGGTTCCTGCTTGCCCATAGGGAGAAGATTATCGCCGAACTGACGGCTTCCATTGCGGACGGCTCATTCCGGCTGGGCGGCTACCATGAGAGGGAAATTGAAGAATACGGTAAAAAACGTATTTTGCAGATCCTGTCCATGAAAGACCGCATCGCTGTGTTTGCCATCATGAATGTGGTGGACCGCCACCTGCAAAAACGTTATATCCGGACAACCGGTGCAAGCATCAAAAGGCGCGGTACTCATGATCTGATGAACTGCATACGTACCGATTTGCAAAAAGACCCGGAAGGCACACTTTACGCATACAAGTTTGACATCCGTAGGTTTTACGACAATGCACGGCAGGACTTTGTTATGTGGTGCTTCCGGAGGGTGTTCAAGGACGAAAGGCTGTTGGTGCTACTAGAGCGGTTTGTTAAGCTGCTGCCGGAAGGTATAAGCTTCGGACTGCGCAGTTCACAAGGGGCAGGAAATCTGCTTCTGTCTGTATTTTTAGACCACTATCTGAAGGATAAGTACGGGGTTCGTTATTACTATCGCTATTGCGATGACGGACTGGTACTCGGTAAAACGAAAGCGGAATTGTGGAAGATTCGTGATGTTATTCACAGGCAAATGGGAAAAATAGACTTGGAAATAAAGCCGAATGAACGGGTATTCCCTGTAGAAGAAGGCATTGATTTCCTTGGCTATGTTATCCGTCCCGACTATGTAAGATTGCGGAAACGTATCAAGCAGAAGTTTGCCCGGAAGATGCACGAGGTAAAATCGAGAAAAAGACGGCGAGAACTGATTGCCAGTTTCTACGGCATGACGAAGCACGCCGACTGTAATAAGTTGTTTAAAAAATTAACAGGCAAAGAAATGAGAAGTTTTAAAGACTTGAATGTCGCTTACAAGCCGGAGGACGGCAAGAAGCGATTTCCCGGTGTGGTGGTAAGCATCCGGGAACTGGTAAACTTACCGATTGTAGTGAAGGACTTTGAGACCGGTATCAAGACCGAGCAGGGAGAAGACCGCTGTATTGTGGCCATCGAAGTGAACGGCGAAGCAAAGAAGTTCTTCACCAACAGCGAGGAAATGAAGAATATTCTCGCACAAGTAAAGGAAATGCCGGATGGTTTCCCGTTTGAAACGACCATCAAGACAGAGACATTCGGCAAAGGTAGAACCAAATACGTGTTTACATGAGAAGAGTTGAAGGAAGTGCCGGTGTGTCGCTGATGGAATGCACGAACCCGGTTAAAGACAAATGGCGCATCCGCTGGGATGTGCAGGAAAAAGAGAACGGCTCTGCCTCCTACATGGAAGAGGAGTTCGGACACAAGCCTACTGATGAGGAAATCCGCACATTGGTTATGTCATGGTATAACAGCCAGACTGATGCAGCTATCCTATCCGGATTCGCCTATAATGGTGCCCCTGTATGGCTTTCTACGGAGAACCAATACAACTATAAGGCAGCATACGATTTGGCCGTTCAGACGGGCGGAGAGACGGCTCAGTAGATTTTTAGTGGGGATACGCATATAGCTTAGCAATGCGGAATAGAAAGAACTTCTTATCTGCTACACCTCTG